ATGCTGGGCAATGGCTGGACTGTGGATGTCATTGCCCACATTCTCCGAGGCATGATAGCCTAGAGGAGAAAGGAGCATTGACATGTTCAAAGCCCTCATCCTGCTATGCGTCATAGGCCAGCCAAATCAGTGTGCAATGTTCGAGGACACGACCGGCCTGAAAGCAACAGAGAAAGAATGCCGAGCCCGCGCCAGAGAAATGGCAAAGTCAATCGGACCGATGTTTCCAATGCCGGTGCAAGCCCACTACAAATGTGAGAAAGGGGCTGCTACGTAGCCCGCTTGTTGCCGCCTTGACTACGCTTTGACCAGAACGGCTTTTGCGCGTCTGTTGGCCTGACCTTGCGCTGATAAGTGCCTTTAGCTGGTGGCGTTGCTTCAGGTGGCGCCGTTAATCTGGCCAGCACTCTGCTGAACTCGGCTATACTCATGTTGTCTGTGTTGCTCATCTGTCAATCCCTCCCTGACAATCATGCACCACGTCTCAAAGCTGACCTCAGCCGTGTCAGCCTTGCCCCAATATTCAGGATTAATGCTACTGAGAAAGACCACGCAGCGGATAGACTGGCGGTCATACTTGTAGATGAGAACAGGCTCACACATGGCAGCGTCTGCCGCCTTGGTTACCTGCCGCCACCAATCTTGCTTGTAGGTGGAGCCAGAAGCGTAGCGTTTGCATTCAATGACCCAACCAGGCACCCCAATCAGGTCGCCCCTGTCACCGCTTCTGTATTGTTCGAGGTCTCGCTTGGCCTCAAAGCCCAAATGCTCGTAGCACATCCGAGCCACATCGCGCTCAAACTGCGCGCCTTTTGCACGTCCGTTAGTCATTGGCCTCATCATACTCTATTTCAAAATAGGGCATCAGTTTGCCCTCGCCTCCACAGACACCGCACTCACATGAGTAGCTGCGTGTGATGTCAAACCCTATTTCGCTATGCTCGTACAAGTCAATGGGGATAACACCGTTACCTTCACACTTTTCGCAATCCAACAATTCATCTGAATCAAAAACAATAAACATAGTTGACACCTGTGTTGACTGTGTTAATAAGGGGGATATGGAGGGTTACATGGAACGAACTATTCCTGATTACAGCTTGTTCTTTGGTCGGCAACACGTTAGCGCATCCGGTGCAACACAGCCGATTGACGAGCATGTGCTGAAACTGTTTCTTCGCAAAGAACACAAGATAAACTTCCCTTTCGCAGCGCGTCCTCGCGCAGGGCAGATAGTTCAAAGCATAGCCGACATGGCACTTGGCGTCCACGACTACAGCCCCATCTATGGCCGCAAACAGCCTGTTGATTTCCACGAGGCTGTGCGTCGGGGCATGACAGAGTTTGAGTTTTACAAGCCGCGTGACTGGGACGGGGGCAAGGATGCAGAGGAACACAGCCACTTCAAAGAGGTCATCCCTGAGATGGCGCGATACGCTGTTGAAGGCATCAAGGAGTTCTATGACGGCGTCGAGTTCGAGGGCGAATACCAACGCTTCTACAATGAAGAAAAACTGGATGTCCCTGTCATCCTGTTCCAAGACTTTACGGGCGCTGGCAGACAGATTGACCTGAAATGTAGTCTGCCGCTGCGGAACCCGCCAAAGAAGGACGGCACCCGCACTTGGCGCAACCCGAAGCCCAAGACAGAACCCACTCCCCAGCAAATCATGCAACAGGCGGTCTATTGGAAGGCCACAGGCGACGAACCTGGCCTGTTGTTCGTGACACCTGCGGGCTACAACATCGTCACCGCCGAGAACTGTGACGCACTAAAGCCGGAGGCTCTTGAAGAGACCTATCAAGACGTAGTGCGTCGCTGGGTGGTGCAACAGAACTTGCTCAAAGCTGCGAGGCAGAACTGGAGCAACCTCTTTGGCCTTGTCCAGCCGGACTTTGGTCAAATCGCGGGCCGACACGGCCCTGACATCCTGAAAATAGCTAGAGAAACTTGGAGGTTATAGCTATGCCTGACGTTGGTGAACTTCAACAGCAGGTAGACCGGCTAGAGAAACGCTTGGCCGAGATACAGGCAGAGATGAGTGACATCAAGGCGGCTTGGACTGTCTTTATGCACTTGATGGCAGACCACTTGCACAAAGGAAAGGTACTAGATGAGCAAGATAATTGATGCGATGGGGCTTGTCTCCGAGCTGAACAAGACGCATGGCGTCACTCAGCGCGGAGGTAAGAAATACACCCAGGTCGTTCACCGCATGGAGGCGTTCAGGACGGTCTTTGGGCTCGACTGCGGCGTGGACACGCAAATACTTGTTGATGATGGGCAACGTGTGGTTGTCAAAGCCGTTGTTACAGATGATAATGGCCACATCATCGGCTCAGGTATGGCAGAGGAAATCAGAGGACAGGGCAACGTCAACAAGACCAGCGCCTTGGAGAACTGTGAGACATCTGCTGTAGGACGCGCACTGGCAAGCATCGGTCTATCCGGTGGTGAGTATGCCAGCGCAAACGAAATGGAGGCTGTGCCGAGAAAGCAGCAGAACTTGGAGACATCCGGTTCGGGCGGCGGCTCCGGTGGGAACCCTCCATCCCCTGTTGAGACGTCGTCCGATTCACAAGACGACCCGCACAGGGCGGCTGACGTAGATGTGTACAACAAGGCCCGCGTCAAGCTGGAGAACATCAAACTGCTTGGCGGTGTACACAATCTCTTCGCAGAGACTAAGCCACAAATCGCTGAAATCAAGGGGCGCAACCCTGCTCGTGCTAAAGCGCTCGTTGAATTATTTCAAAAGCACGAAGCCCGCCTTGGAGGTTAATCATGGCAAGACAATGGAAAAACATCACGCAGTTTCGGGCCTGGCCCAACGACAAAGGTGCCGCCAAGTACGGCAACAGCAAATGGACGCCGTACAAGGATGGCGCACCGGCTGACGTGCATCTGCGCGCAGACGTACAGTATTCCGTACGCGTGTATGAGAACGATGACGGAAGCATCACGCTGAAGGTTGAGCAGCCGATTGAATATGCTGGCACCGATAGCGTGGCTGACGACGTTTCGCAGGGTGGGTTTAAGCAGGTGGCGCAAGCCGCTGGCGTTCAGCAGGAGCAGAGAAAGTCTGCCATTAGCCTGGATGATGACATCCCATTCTAAAATAATCTTGGTAGTGCCTCGGCCAGACGGTTTGCTAGTGAGCATTGACGGCGTGTCCCACTACAGTGACATGGACGCAACGCAACTACTCTGGATGGCCGAGCGCTTCCTCAAAGCAGGATTGGAGGCCCAGCGTGAGGAAAAGAAAGCCGAGAAAGAAAACGCAGGACAGAAGGAAGCTGACTTGTGACTTCTGCGGCAAGGAACATTTTGTCATGGCTGGAACGTGGATTGCGAATGGGGAAGGACATTTCCTATGCCATGACATTACGACAGGAGGGTGTTTTGCAAAAGTGTGGAGAATGCGGGCAGGTGATACTTGAAAAAGGCATACCTGTCCCCGGCGCAATGCGTGACAGATGGTCTATCCTTGACCAAATGGAGGTTGGGGATTGCCTTGTGGCGACCACAGTGTCAGACTATGAGAAGGTCCGCGGCGCAATGTATCACAGAGGCATGAAGTACCGGTCTCGCAAAGAGCCAAACGGTACAGGATACAGAATTTGGAGAATCGGGTGACACAGAGTAGCTAAGATTACGCGGGTGGCTCTGTAACCGGCCGTAGGAGCCTCCCGCACCAGTTCCTCCCTAGCTAGAGAGTCTAGCCACTTAGCCCCCGCTTAGGCGGGGGTTCTTTTTTCTGTTGTAAGAACCCCGGCCTTTGCGTGGCCGCACTACTCTTGGCTTGTAGAGAGGATTGGATAACTCAGCAGCAAAAGGATTTACTTTTTGCGCTTCATCGCTGGCTTTTTCTTCTTTGTGGTCATCGTGGCTGTCTTCATTGCCTTCTTCTTTGCGGCTGGTGACAGACCGTAACCGCCCTTGCCTTTTCCCATCATGACTTCTTTCCTTTCTTAGCTTTGTTGCGCTTGGATATGTTAGCCGCCTTCTTGCGAGCATCAGCCTTGCTAGAGGCACCCCATGCCCGTAAAGATAACAAGAGCCGCGTCGGTTTGCCATCTCTATACTCAGGCCCCTTCATGCCAGCCATGCGGGCGAGGAAGGATGCACGGCGCGGGTTGTCGCCCTTCCTGACCGGCCTCTTCAGGTTCATGCCCTGCGCCCTGGCAGAACGACGGCCAGCCTCGTTCAAGCCACCTTTCGGGTTCTTGCCAGCCTTGCGCTGCCATGCCGGAGTTTTAGCCACGACGCTTCTTCTTCTTGGCCGCGCCGTTGGTGGGCCTCTTCTTGCCGCGAAGCTTGGCAAAGTCAGCGCCGGTAATCTTGTCACGCGGCGGTGCTACACGAGCAATCTTTTGCTGCTTCGGAGAATACTTTGCACCAGGCATTACTTAGCCCTCTTCTTTGTTTTCTTCATCATGCCCATCAATGTCTTTGCCTGACCGGCGTGGGCTTTCGAGGCACCCTTCAACTTTGTGGCCACTTTCTTGACCTTTGCCTTTTGCGCCTTGGACATAGCCATGTCACACCACCTCTCTCATTCGCTCCACCAAGCGCTCTGCTCGGCTCTTTACCTGGTTATACCACAAACTGTCCACCATCTCATCCGCAGCGCGGCTCCAATCCCTGTCATCTACCGCTGCCTTCATGCCTCTGAATTTGGACAGGCGCGGCAAACCCATATTGAAGAGCATGTTGGCGATGATAAGCTGCACCTGTTCCGGCAACTCATCAAAGTCTTCATATAGCTTGCGACAGTCTTCCAGCGTAATCGTGATGTCGGCCTCGAATGCCTCCTGCACCCTTTCGTCGCTAATAGAAGTGCCAACTGGCTCACCATATTCAGGGTCTTTCTTTGTAATCATATGGCCGATGCCAAGAGTGGGATGCCCCGCCGGACAAATGTAAATTTCGTTGAGACAGCCCTCGTCTGCCTTGAGGTCATCACATAGTTTGTTCAGGTTCATCGTGTCTTCCTGTATCTCTTTGTCTTCTTTGCGATTCGTTTTGGCTGCTTGCTGACTTGTTTTCCGGCTCTAGTAGCCTTCCTCTTCGCTCTCGTGGTCGCCGCATATTCTTGGGAAGAGAGCGCTTTAATAGCTCTTGACGGTAGATAGCGCTCCCCGGTTGCTTTCGGACCCTGTGTGGACGGCTTGCCACTCTTGGTTCTCCATTTCTGTTTCGTCCAAGATTTGAGACTGCGTTGTGATTTTTTGAGAGCCATTATCTGTAGCCCCCACCCTTAGCCTTGTACTGTTTAGCCAGCATCTGCGCTTTGCGGGCAGACCACTGCCCCGGCCTGCCGCCCTTGCCGCCAGCCTTAATCTTGTTGAACAAGTTTTTGCGCATGGTGGGCTTGGTATAGTTACCAGCCTCGTTCACACGGCTCTTTGGCTTCTTCTTCATTTCTTCAATCCCTTGAGGCCGCGAAGTCCAAACGATGCAGCTATACTAGCGTACATGGCCCACTGGAACCAGTCAGGTGTACGGCCCAACGCATCGAACCCGCGCTCGACATAGGGCTGTAGAGGGGGGATGAAGCACATGGCTATGATGGCTATGAACAAGATGGTCCAGGCTTCGTCCTTCCAGCTATCCTTGGAAGCCTCGGCCATAATCTTTTCCCAGCCAGCCTCATGCGTAGCCGCAACGCGCATCACCTCGGCCTCTGCCTCGGCCTTGGCAATCTTGACTTGGGACTTGGCGGCTTTCTCAGCGGCCTTGCCCTTGAGCCAACCACCAGCTAGTTCGCCAAAGATGGGAATGAGAGCCTGAATCATTTTTCACTCCCCAGCCAGACAGCGAAAGCGCCAGTCATAGCGCCGGTCACGGTAGCCGTCAGCGCGGTGGCCTGTGAAGTCATGGCCTCTGGCGGCAATGAAATGAACCATTCAATGACGCGTATATACATGAACGTCATGGTAAACATCATGAAGCGTGGCAGTATTTTCCACGCCAAGAAGCGTTCCATAGTAACATCCATTATAATCTCCCTTGGTAATGCAGGATTAGGGCAATCAATGACCCAAATACAGCAAGGCAGCAGATGATGAATAGCGTTATGATACTGCCGTCTATAATTTTTCTGCGCTTCGCTGCTGAAGCAATAGCCGCCTCTCGTCTAGCTACGCGCGCCTGTGCCTGAAACCTTTGCCAATCATTCCATAATCCGGGGCGACCCGTGTAAATCATCAGTTCTTTGAGTTGCTTCTCCTGCTCCCTTATTTTTTCAAGGGCGAGGAAGCTTTCCAAGTCTGAGCCAGTGCCGTTCTTGTCAGCCTTCTTCTCTAGCTTTTCCTTAGCACCCACAAATTGAGCGATTGCATTGCCCGCTGCGGCAATCTCTTTGCCGTTCTGGACAGCTTGCTTGATGACGGCGAAGGCGGCATTGGCGGCGGCTAGTTCAGCAAGCATTAATAAATCCTCGTGCTGTCACGCATTACCTGTACGGGTAAGCAGTAGCTGGTAATCTTCCCTCCTTGCTTATGAAGACGCTGTGCGAAATACACACAATCATCCACATTCCAAAAGTACATGTCCTGGCTTTTAGGCTTGCCGTCCAAAAAGACGTAAAGCAGGAAAACATGCACCAATTCCATCAGACAATGCCGAAAGCCTCCACCAACACAGCAACGGCAATAGCCACAAGCACAGCCTCCATTCGCCACATGCGCTTATCAAGCCCATCCAGCTTGCTGTGAACAAGCTGTCGGAACATAGCACATTCCTTCTCATGTGCCTCAAGCTGTGCCTGTGTGTCCATCTTACCAGCCCGACGGTACTGCCTGACGCATTGG